GCACTCTTCGGAGGAAAGCGAAGCTTTTGTGATCATTAATCAAATGAAAACAAAAACTGAAACATTAAAATCAATCTTTTCAGCGAATCATAGATTGCTGTTTGGATCAGATCATAACGTTAGCAAGACGGTTGATAGTATACTTAAGAATTTCATTAGAGTTGCAAATTCTAATGGTCTTAAATGTGCTATCAAAATCCATAAAGAAACAGAAAGACATCTTACGATGATCCTTCTGAACCAGCCCTCTAAATTTGACCATTATATATGGACATCTTTAGATAAGCATGGTATTCCTAAGTTTGTCAAGTTTAGGAAATTCTATATGAATACGCCAGAAATCAAGAGAGCAGTGTTAACTGCTATCTCGTTTTACAGGTTGTTTACACTTCCTGTGGACAATGATATATCTAATATCACTGACCCTGGAGTCGTCGTGTCGGAGCAATTTCTTCAAGAAATTGAAGATTTTGCTAAGGAATTCTTTGAATCCAGAGGGATTAAACCCTTTGAACCCTCAGAAGACCCCTTTCCCGCATATGCTACAACCAAAGCAGGAGCCAATGGCTCATCTGCTATGGGTTTAACATCTCTGATTGACCTTCTTGCCTTAGAGAGAGACAATATGGTGGAAACCATAAAGTCCTTTTCCTCAAAAGTCTACAAGGATAATAAATTATTCTTGAAAGCTCTTGAGGACTCTTTAACCAGTGCCAAAAGCCGTCTAGAAATCAATCTAGACAGTCTTAAAACCGGCCGACTGCATTTACTTGCAGAAGGTGGTGGCAAGACTAGGGTAATTTGCATACCCGAAATTTGGACGCAATCTGTTCTTAAACCAATTCATAATTATCTCATGAATTGTCTTAAGCAGATGCCATGTGATGGATCCTTTGGACACGAAGTCCTGGGGAATAAGGTAAAGAAATTTACCAAACATCGTGGTCTATTCTGTTTCGACCTTACGGCCGCTACAGATAGATTCCCACTTGCTATCCAAATAAGGGTTCTTAAGCCCTTACTAGGAGAACTAGTACATGACTGGTCGAATTTATTGGTGAACAGATCATTCACCTTTAAAGACAAGGAAATAAGATATGCTGTTGGGCAGCCCATGGGGTTATTAACTTCATGGGCCGCCTTCAGCTTATCTCACCATAT